CACAGACTCCATGTCTTACGTTCGTAAGCAGCGGAGTCGGGCTACCCCATTCGGTTTCGGCTTAACTGACATGGTCTTAGACCAGCGTCAGGTGTCGATCCTAGGGGCGTTAGGCTTGTCCAAAGCGCCTCGATTACGCTAAATCATTTAGCGATAATTGAATACTAATTTAATAATAATTCAATATAGAGGCAGCACTAGCTGTCTTGATAAACAAGTCCAGGAGTACTCGTCATGGCTTTTTCCGATCCTCAGTCCCTTACCATCAACTCGGTTGCAACGTCGTTGCCTCGTACCAGCTTCGGAGATAACTCCGGAGCTTTTACTAGCGCCGACGGTACGGTCAAGCTGGCTGTTTCCCATATCCTTGGGAAGCGTCAGCGCCGTACCATCCGAGTTGATCACTCCAAGATTGCTGCAGATCCTTTTGTACCGAATGTCAACCAGAAGGTTGGCATGTCGGCGTATCTTGTTATTGATACTCCGGTTAACGGCTACTCGGCTACTGAAGCGAAGCAGATTGTAGATGCGCTTACTGCGTACCTTACTGCTTCCACGGGCGCAAATGTGACCCGTGTACTTGGAGGGGAGATCTAGTTCTAACTAGATAGTTCCCCGGATCGGAGACGTCAGGCAGGGATGCTCTTACCTCTATTGAAAGGGGAAGGCATGAAAAGCCTTTTGTCTCTCTGGCAGATACTCGCTGAAGAACTAGCGAGTTGGTGTCACACTAGCACCATCCGTGACTTTAAGACCGTCACGGAGCGGTCCGATCGCGAGGGCCAATCGTTTTTAACGATTAGCCTTACGAACTTTGGTTCAGACTTCCAAAAAGGTCTGGGCCAAGGTTTCGTAGATCACAGTCTGTTTCGCGGTTACGCGTTTCAGCTAGGGCTCCCCCGATTTCTCGGAGGTTTCCTTGATCTCGTGTTCGATCGTAAGAGTGGTCGATTGCTCGATTGCCCATCGCACGATGCCATCTTTGCTGTTCGTCAATTAACATTGATGTTTGGCAAAATGGCACTCGAGTGCACCCCCGAAAGGGTTGCACGCGCGTTGTCGGGCTTTATCGAGTGTGAGAAGTCAGTAAGTGAGTTCGATTCTGTTCGTACTCCTCGTATGTATGAGGAATTCGGTCAGGTCGCTTCTCTGCTTTACAGGGACTTGTTCACCCAAATCGATCGTGAGATCTATGAGGGTAACATTCTCCCAAAGCATGGTCCCGGTGCCACAGCTGATAAACTTAAGGCTAACGCCAAGTTTAATCAGTTAGAGTGGACCGACAGGTTGGAGAGGGTGTTCCCCGCTGGGGACTACCTTCTACCGAACTGGAAGTACAAACATGTACATGACCAACTTACGTGGCTCGAACCTGGCAACGAGAGGCCTGTTAGGGTCATCACCGTGCCTAAAACGCTCAAAACACCCCGTATCATCGCAATTGAACCTACTTGCATGCAGTATATGCAGCAAGCGATTCTTGAGCGATTTGTTGCGGGACTCGGTTCCAGCGATTTGCTGGACCCGTTCCTCCGGTTCTCGGACCAAGCTCCTAATCAGAGCATGGCTCGGGATGGCTCGCTTAGAGGCGAGCTTGCGACACTGGATCTCAGTGAAGCGTCGGATCGTGTTTCGAATCTACTTGTTTCTACCCTATTCACTCGGTTCCCTAATTTACAAGAGGGGATTGATGCGACTAGGTCAAGACAAGCAGATGTGCCTGGACATGGCGTTATACGCCTATCCAAGTTCGCGTCTATGGGTTCAGCTCTCTGTTTCCCAATTGAGGCTATTGTCTTTTTGACATGTGTCTTTCTTGGAATTCAAGATGAGCTCAATCGACCACTTACCAGGAATACCATTAGGTCGTTCCATGGTAAAGTGCGCGTCTACGGAGATGATATTATTGTCCCCGTAGAATATGTGGTTGCTGTCGTTTCACGTCTTGAAGCTTTCGGGTTCAAGGTGAACAAAAACAAGTCTTACTGGAATGGTAAATTCCGTGAGTCTTGCGGCAAGGATTACTATGATGGCATGGATGTTACTCTAGTCCGTGTTCGTCATGAGTTCCCTGCGCGACAGCAGGACGCAGTCCAGGTTGCCAGTCTTGTCAGCCTACGCAATCAATTTTATTTGCGTGGGCTGTGGCAAACCTGCCGATGGCTGGATCAGCA